ACTATGTAACTCTTACCTTTGTTGCAACAAGGACTGGTGTTGCATTTGAAGAAGTTGCTGGTACTGTTTGATTTTAATTAAAACAAAAACAAGGAGGAACTAAAAAATGGCACACTCAATTCAGGATTTTAAATCAGCACTCATTGGGGGCGGTGCCCGCCCCAACCTATTTGAAGTAACAATCCCAGGAAATATTCCTGGTTCTGGATCATTACCAAACAATTTCAAAATGCTATGTAAAGCAGCTGCTCTTCCAGCTTCCAACATCGCTTCAATTGATGTTCCTTTTAGAGGGAGAATTTTTAAAGTTGCAGGCGATCGTACTTTTGATACTTGGACCATCACAGTTATCAATGATCAAGATTTCCAGATTAGAAATCAGATGGAAGCTTGGATGCAATCTATCGGACAATATGCCGATGGAAGTGGTTTAACTAATCCAAATGACTACATGGTAGATGCTTTTGTTAAGCAATTTAAGAGAGGAAAAAGTAATGTAGGTTTTGACTCTCCTGTTGGCAGTGGTCTTGAAGTTGCTACAACTTACAAATTCTTTGATGTTTTTCCAACTAATGTTTCTGCAATTGATTTGTCATATGACAGCTCTGATACAATCGAAGAATTCACTGTAGAGTTCCAAGTTCAGTATTGGGTTCCAACCAGAGAAGAAGCATAATAAATAGACTAAAGGCAATAACAAAATAAATTATGGCAAGATTATTTGGATTTTCTATTGAGGATAAAGAACCACAATCTCCGGGCGTGGTCAGTCCTGTTCCTCCAAATAATGAGGACGGAACTGACCACTACCTGAGTAGTGGTTTTTTTGGTTCATATGTAGATATTGAAGGTGTTTATAGGACAGAATTTGATTTAATCAAAAGATATAGGGAAATGGCGCTTCACCCAGAGTGTGATAGTGCTATTGAAGATATTGTCAATGAGGCAATTGTATCCGATACAAACGATACTCCAGTAGAAATTGAACTTTCAAACTTGAATGCAAGTGATGGCATCAAGAAGAAAATCAGACAAGAGTTCAAATATATTCTTTCACTTTTGGATTTTGATAAAAAATCACACGAAATCTATAGAAACTGGTATGTTGATGGTAGATTGTTTTACCACAAAATAATTGATCTAAAAAATCCACACGAAGGAATTCAAGAACTTCGTTATATTGATCCGATGAAAATGCGGTATGTGAGGCAACAAAAAAAAGATCCAAAAGATAATTATAGATTGTCAAATATCAATAGTGACAATCCAATGGATTTTGAATTTCCGGAGATTGAAGAATATTTCATCTATAATCCAAAGATGACATATCCAGCAAGCAACCCATCATCTCTTGGTGGGACTGCCGGAATTAAAATGTCCAAGGATTCCATTACATATTGCACATCGGGATTAGTCGATAGAAATAAGGGATCAACACTTTCATATTTACATAAAGCAATTAAGTCTCTCAATCAACTTCGCATGATTGAAGATTCACTTGTTATCTACAGACTATCACGCGCACCAGAAAGAAGAATTTTCTACATTGATGTTGGCAATCTTCCTAAGGTAAAGGCTGAACAATATCTCCGTGATGTTATGATGCGTTATCGCAATAAACTTGTATATGATGCGAGCACTGGAGAAATTCGTGATGATAAAAAGTTCATGGCAATGCTTGAAGATTTTTGGCTGCCAAGAAGAGAAGGTGGTAGAGGAACTGAAATTTCAACGCTCCCTGGCGGACAAAACCTTGGAGAAATTACAGATATTGAATATTTTAAGAAAAAACTTTTCCGTTCTCTAAATGTTCCACCATCAAGAATGGATGGAGAAGGTGGTTTTAATCTTGGTCGTTCGTCAGAAATTCTTCGCGACGAAGTTAAGTTTAGTAAGTTTGTTGCTCGTCTGAGAAAGAGATTTTCATATATGTTCCATGATATGCTGAGAACTCAATTAATTCTCAAAAATATCATCACTCCAGAAGACTGGGGAATTATGGAAGAGCATATTCAATATGACTTCCTATATGACAATCACTTTGCAGAACTTAAGGACGCAGAACTTCTCAATGAAAGACTGAATATGGTTCAGATTGCAGAACCTTATGTCGGAAGGTATTTTTCCCAAGATTATCTCAGAAGAAAGATTCTTCGCCAAACTGATGAGGAAATTATTGAGCAAGATAAGATTATGAAAAAAGAAATTGCGGATGGAATTATTCCAGATCCAAATGCACCAGTAGATCCTATGACAGGAATGCCACTGGACCAAACCTCTCAAATGGATTTGGGGAAACCAGTAATGGAACCAGATCTTGATGCTCAAGGTGCTGCTACCGAAGCAAGTGGCAAAATTGCAGAAATGCCCAAGGGTGGTGAGATATAAATAAAGAAAATTACTTAGGTATTAAAAATGGATGACCTTTTAGATATGATCGCTTCTGATGAATCTCCTTCACAAATTAGTGACAAGATTAAAGAATTGCTTTTTAATAAGTCTGCAGAAAAAATTGATGAATTTCGTCCAGCAGTAGCAATGAATATGTTTGGTCAAGAGGAACAAGAAGAGGAATGATATGAAATCTTTCAAGCAATTTATCTCAGAATCAGTTAATATTGCTGGTGATTTCACAGGAAATCTTTATATCAACTCACAATCGGAACAACCACAACAAGTCGGTGAAGAGTATGTTGCCGATGTAATGTGGAATGGAAGTTTTTATCGATTAGAACTAGTGACAAAAACTGGAATCCCTTCCACTAGAGAACTTGGTGAACAACTGCAATCAGATTATCCAGGAGCAGTTGTTCATCAAATTTATCCAGTAACAGAGAAAAATTTAAATATAAAAAACGCACAAAGATACCACCCATCAAAATTAGAATGGATTGATTGATAAATGGCTCAGTGGAATAAAAACGAACAAGATTTCTTAAATCAAGAAAGAAGTCTTTTTGAAGTTTTCAATATTGCAGATCACTGGGGAAACCAGACGGACTGGAGACCTCAATTTACCAACAACAACAGATTCAAAATATCTCCTTATCAAACAGTATTCTTCAACACCTTCCAGTATGGTAAAGAGACTGATGTATGGGATGAAAGAGTAGTTGGAGTTGGAACTGCAATATTTAATGCAAATGCCAGTAATATTATAATGCAAGTTGGATCTACTGCAGGAAGTAAAGTCATTCGTCAAACCAAGAATGTAATGAGATACATTCCAGGTAGAGGTGCAACTCTTGCGTTTGCAGTTCGTCTAGAACCACCAAAAGTAGGTATTCGTAGAAGATTTGGATTGTTTGATGATTATAATGGTACTTATTTTGAGGATGATGGAGGGACATATTCTTACGTAATTCGCAGTAGTGTAACTGGAATTACCACAGAAACCAGAGTATATCGAGATGATTGGAATGGTGAAAAGTTTGATGGAAATGGTTGGACTGGAGTAACTGCAGACCCAACAAAGCAACAAATGATTTCTATCAATTATGAATGGTATGGTGCAGGTATCGTTCAATTTAATTGGTTGATGAAGAATGAGACTGTTGCATCTCATACTTTTGATAATTCAAATACCAATCCAGGAGTTTGGTGTTCTACTCCTTTCTTGCCCATTAGACTTGAAATTGAAAATAAAACTGGTGTTGCAGGAACTCATTATCTTTATCAAGGTTCTAATTCTCTTATTCAGGAAGGAGAACCAGAAAAACTTGGAACTCTTTTGAGCATATCAAATCCCATCACAGGGACAACGATGGCATCAGCAAATACATATTATCCAATTATAAGCATTCGTTTAAAATCCAATAATCTAACTGGCGTAATGCTCTTGAGATCATTACAGGCAGCAACTGATGACAATACGAATGTTTATTGGCAACTTCTACAAAATGCAACACTGACTGGAGGAACTTGGTTGGATCATCCCGATCCAAACTCCTTTATGCAGTATAATATCACTCAAACCGCAGTATCTGGTGGAAGTGATCTTTTGAGTGGTTTTGTGATTGGTGGTGGTGGAACTCTAGTTGATCTTGATGTTAGAGCAGCACTTCAGTTAGGTAGAAGTGGCATTGGAACAATTAGTGACACTTATACTCTTGTTTGTGCAAGTCCCAATACTAACAAAAAAGCACTTGCAGTATTGAACTGGATTGAACAAAGATAATTAATTAATAAATAACTAAAAGTGTACTATAAAAATAATGGCTCATAGACCAGTTGGTGCTGGCATTTCACTTACAACAAGTGCCACTTCAGGATTAACAACATCATTTTCAGTTCAATCTGATGTACTAAGAGTTGTTGCAGTTTCTAGTGGAGTATTTGTTTCTGTTGGAGCAAATCCAACTGCAACTACTTCTGATTATTATATTCCTGCAGGATCTAGTGCAACTCTTGCTTTGACAAAAGCATCAAATAGGGTTGTTGGGGTTACTACTGGAACCACTACTACGATTGATTTTGCTCAAGGAACTCAATCTCCATTTGGTATTGGTGATCACGTTTCTTTATCTGGTGCCTTAGAAGCATTATATAATTTTAATCATGCCAGAGTTTTATCTGTAGATACTTCTTCAAGTTATGATGGGTATTTCCAAAGCAGAATTATTGTCGATTATAACTCAAGTGGAATTCTTACCGCATTTTCCTCAAAAGATGCAAGTCTCAGAAATTCTCTAAGACTTGCAGCAAGAACAGAGGGTAGTGCAGGTACATTATACGCACAACAAGTACAAATTTCAGGACAGGCATAATGAAACTCATTACCGAAGAAATCGAATCAGTAGAAGTCCTTACCGAAACAGTCAACGGTAAGAAGACTCTTTATATTCAGGGTCCTTTCCTTCAAACTGAAGTTGTAAACAGAAACGGTAGAATGTACCGTTTACCTGTTATGGAAAGAGAAGTTAAGCGTTATAGTGAGCAATATGTAAATAAAGGTCGCGCTCTTGGAGAACTTGGACACCCCGATGGTCCAACGGTAAATCTTGATCGCGTTTCTCATAAAATTGTAGAACTTTACCGCGAAGGAAACAACTTTATTGGTAAGGCACAGATTCTTTCCACCCCAATGGGAAAAATTGCGGAGTCACTTTTAAAGGAGGGAGTAACTCTTGGCGTTTCCTCTCGTGGTATTGGTTCAGTAAAACCAAACAATGAAGGATACACTGAAGTTGGTGAAGACTTTATGCTTGCAACTGCTGCAGATATCGTTGCAGATCCCTCTGCTCCTGATGCATTTGTCCAGGGAATTATGGAAGGTAAAGAGTGGGTATGGGATGGAGGTATGCTCCGCGAAAGACTTGCAGAGCAAACTCAAAGAAGAATTAATACTCTTGTAGATGAAAAACTACTTGAGGATTATAAGTTGGGGTTGTTTAATGAGTTTTTAAACTCATTGTAATTTATTAATTTATAAATAAATATAGTTTATAACTAAGGTTAAACGGAGAGTTCAAATGTCTCGTGGAGATTTACAAGAAATGGAAGTAGGCACTAAGCAATCCAAAACCGCTGTTAATGCGAATGCTAAAGCAGCGGATGCAATGCCAAGTTTGTCGGGTTCAACCCCTGGACAAACTGGAGGATGGGAAGATCTTGGAGGTCCTGATCCTTCTAACTATCGCTCAACTGATGATTCAGCAAAACTGAAGACGCCAGGAACAACCCTTAAGCAAGTTAGGGATGTTGTAAATAAGGGTGCCAAGCCAGCTGAAGCAATGAAGGGCGTTAAGGAAGATGAAGAGTATGAGTATGATGAAGATGAAGAACTCTTGGAGGATACCGAAGAAGAGGATGATGAAGTAGTAGCAGAAGCTACAGAAGAGGAAGAAGAAGGCGGTAAGAAAAAAGGTAAGAAAGAAGAAGATGATGAAGAAGATGATGAAGATGATGAAGATGAAATGAAGGAAGAATTTGACATTGATGAAGATGTCAATGCTCTACTTGCTGGCGAAGAGCTCTCAGAAGAGTTCCAAGAAAAAGCAAGAACCATTTTCGAAGCTGCTCTTCGTTCAAAAGTTTCCGAAATTAAGGAAGCAATTGAAGAGCAGTATGAGATCGCTCTTGCCGAAGAAGTTGAGGAGATTAAATCTGAACTTGCAGAGCGTGTAGATGCATACCTAGAGTATGTTTCTAGCGAGTGGATGGAAGAAAATGCACTCGTAGTTGAAAAAGGTCTTAAGACCGAAATGACCGAATCATTCCTTCAAGGAATGAAAGGTCTTTTTGAAGAACATTATGTATCAATCCCTGAAGATAAATATGATGTGCTTGAGAGCATGGTAGATAAACTTGATGAAATGGAGACAAAACTCAACGAGCAAATTGAAAGAAATATTTCACTCAACAAGCGTCTCGCAGAGTCGGTTGCTGATGGAGTCTTTGAAAAAGTCTCTGAGGGCCTAGCTGCTACTCAGAAAGACAAGCTCGCTTCACTTGCCGAAAGTGTTGAGTTTGAAAGTGAAGAAGAATATCGTGAAAAACTGGAGACTCTAAGAGAATCATATTTCCCTTCAAGAGTAGCTTCTCCAAAGGCAAGAACTGAAAGTTTGTCTGAAGGTGTAGACAGTTCCCCAGAATCAATTTCTGGTTCAATGGCTACTTACCTCAAGACCCTTTCGGCATTCAGCAAATAATTGAATTTAATATAATTCAAACCCAAAAACACACTTACTACAAAGGTAAACGCAAATGTTCCATTCAGAGCAATTGCAGGAAAAGTGGGCACCTCTACTAGACTATCAAGGTCTAGACTCAATCAGAGATTCTCATCGTAGAGCGGTAACCGCTGTCCTGCTAGAAAACCAAGAAAGATTTTTAAGAGAGCAATCTTCATTTGAGACTTCAGGTTCATTCCTAACTGAAGCTCCAACCAATTCCGTTGGTAATGGTGGATTTACTGGATCTGCTTCTCCCGGTGGTCCTACCGCAGGTTTCGATCCCGTACTGATCTCACTGATCCGTCGTTCGATGCCTAACCTGATCGCCTATGATATTGCAGGCGTTCAACCAATGAGCGGTCCTACTGGACTTATCTTCGCAATGCGTTCACGTTACCAGAATCAGTCTGGTGCAGAAACATTCTACAACGAAGTAGATTCTGCATTCTCTGGTCAACCATTTGGTCGTGACGACAACGCTGGTTTCTCGGATACTGCTGTTGGTTTCGGTACTACTGCACAGTCAGGTTCCAACCCAGCACTTCTGAACCCAGTTGGCACTGCAACAACTAGCCCATCACCATATAACGTTGGTCAGGGTCTACGTACTGATTCTGCAGAAAATCTTGATGGCACTGCTGCAGATGCCTTCAACCAGATGGCATTCTCGATCGAGAAAGTCACTGTTACTGCAAAGTCACGCGCACTGAAAGCTGAGTACTCACTAGAACTCGCTCAAGACCTCAAGGCAATCCACGGTCTGAACGCTGAAGCGGAATTAGCAAACATTCTCTCAACTGAGATTCTTGCTGAAATCAACCGCGAAGTTATCAGAACCATCTATAAGGTTGCTGAACAGGGTGCTGTTCAAAACACCGCTACTGCTGGTGTATTTGACCTTGACGTTGACTCCAACGGTCGTTGGTCAGTTGAGAAGTTCAAGGGTCTTCTGTTCCAAATTGAGCGTGATGCTAACGCTATCGCTCAGAGAACTCGTCGTGGAAAGGGCAACATCATCCTCTGCTCTGCAGACGTTGCTTCCGCTCTAACCATGGCTGGCGTTCTGGATTACAC